ATTTCTTCGAATGGGCAACCGGCTGCGATGTCAAGTTGGATTGTATGGGTCATAGGTATATCTCCTCTTTTCCTATTGTGCTATAATTATACCATAGGATTCCAGGAATGTAAACCCCTAAAATGACTCTTTTAAATGTTTTACGTGATTTGAATGTATTTTACAACCAATAAATTCATTATAGTACTGATCGGAAAGGAGTACATCAAATGTAAATTGTAGCTTTGCTTCCATATAAGACATTTCACCTTTTGTCTTACAAAGATGTAATATCTCACGTTTAAATCCAGCTTCACCTTTGGACTCAAGAAGTTCTTTGACGCGCGCGTTCGAACCATAATATTTTTTCCAATCGGATTCTACTATAGTTCTTTTTCTTCTTTTACGAGTTTTGGTTACAGGAAGTATTTTCGGTTTCCAGAAATTCTTTTTACCAATATACATTTTACCTGTATCAAGTTCTTTTATACGATATACAAACCCTTGATATTCACCAGGAGAATCAAATTCACTATTTTTATAATACCATGTCATAAAGGTATTTATTCGTCTTCTAAAAAGTCCTCTTCGATATCTCGGTTCTTGAGTACAGGTAAAGCTCTACGACCGCACATCGGACAAAAATCCGGTGGATCATATGCATGTATGATACTTTCCATACCGCATATATCACAGTCTATTTCGAATTCATCCATTCGATAACCTTTCTAGTATTTCTAACTTACGCGTATCGGTTGCGTAAAACCATTCACGTATTTCGTCCTGGGTTCTATTGCAACCAATACACTTTCCGTTATTTATAGTACAAACCTGTATACAAGGCGAAGGAACATTAGAAGTCGATTTCACACGCTCCGCCCGCACACGCAGCCGCTCCGAGCGTGTCGACATCTACATATTTCTTTGCTGTTAAATCGTTTTTCCATTCGATCGGTTTGAGATTCTTTTGGATCTTATTCCATTTGTGTAGGAGGAATGCATCTTTTAAACAGTGTTCAGCTTTGACCGAATCACCACCTAAATAATTATCAGCAAAGTTATTGAACCTACGAACCCAATCTTGTTTCATTGCGTTATCTGATGATTCCAAAGATAGGTCTTCACCAAAGCCTCTTGCTGTTGAGCAGGCAGTCCATAGATTATCGAAACACTTGAGAGCATCAACTACCATACCTGATGCAAAGACTGCAGCGGTATCATATTGTTTTACCATATCTTTTGCTGTAATAACTGCTGTATTTGGTGCTTGGTTATAATCTTTATCGCCAGACATTGAAAGGAAAGAAATACCTGCAAACGAATGCCTATTTTCAAATACGTATTTTTCTACTTCGTCCCAATCATCTACAATAATTGTATTTGATACGTTATGGCGAATACCTTTATCTGCACAAAGATCTTCATTTGTACCAGAATTGACCCAGTGTTTTTGTGCCTTCGCTACAAGCTCAAGATGTTTGACACCAATGAGATCATCTTTGTAAATTGATTCTTTATGTGGTATAATTGGGAACGAAACAACAACGTCTGTACCACCTGCTGACCATACAGATTCTTCAACCATATAAGGATTTGAATTTATAATTGCTTGTGTAATTTCAGATTCTTTATTCATCTGCACGTTGCGGATATACATGGGAGAATGTTCTGCGTGTATACCTGAAGCAGTTTGGAGGAGTACTGATGCATTGCCGCTAGGCTTAACACAAGTAGTACGAGCAGCAGGATTGATGCCCAAGATAGCTGCCAATTCTTTATTAACTTCTTTAACAATCTTTGCTCCCTTTTCAAGGATCTTATCATTGAACAAAATACCAGGATTGTTCATCCATCCAGTAATAGAAACTCCAAGCAGGGCTTCTCGATCGAAGATCTTCTTAGAAGTATCCGAGAGAAATTTGAAGTCAGTGTACCCTGCCTGGAGTGTACCAAGGATAGACGCTGCTCTACAGGCCTGATAGAAGTCTTCCTCGGTATTGCACATACCCCCATTAATTTCTGTCAAGTTACAACCTTGCCAACCTGATTTCTTACCAAGTTTAGGATACATACCAATTTCAACACATGGATTGGTTGTATGCTCAGTTGATTCAACAAAGACAAAACCTGGTTCGCCAAACTGTTTAACAGATTCCATAATCTTGCCAAACTGTTCAGCAGTTGTTTTGTCTCTTACAATAACGGCAGAGTTGTTTGATCTACCGCGCTGGGGATTATCCATAAACCAGTTACCGGTTTTTGCATTCATCATTTCTTCATCATCTGGTGAGAAGAGACAGATAGTTGCTGAACGTCTTACACCGCCAGAGAGTACTGCGTCTGCTGCGTGCATACAAATATCATATGCGTTAATCGGTTTAATTGCTACTGGTTCTTTGGAGTCAAGTACAATACCTTGAAGTAGGTGTTCGATTTTGTCGAGCGACCGACGTAAACCTTCTGGACCTGGTGCTTTAAATCCACCTGAAATCTTTGCACCTTTTGGTCGAATCTGTGATAGGTCAAAGAATACCCTACGACCTGCGAACTCTGGATATTTACCACCGTCCACAAAGTATGAAGCCATTAGTACATCAAGCGCTGATGCCCAACCTTCAATTGAGTCTTCTACAACATAACCTTTTGCTTGTTTTGTTCTTGGTTGGATTTTTGGTAGCTTCTTAACGTGATGTTTCTGTACAGAGAAACCTGCACCAGCACCACAGAGAAGAATATAAAATACCTCACCAAAAAATTCTGGTCTGTCTACATAAGAGGATGTACAATTATACATTCTCATTTGGTGTTTCAATAATTGTTCACCACCGAATTGCAAAGCACGTTGCGCACCAAGTACTCTTTGTTCTTTATATGCCTTTCTGGCTTCTTCAAAATATTCAGCTAATTTATTATTACTATTCTTATAGTAATTTTCATGCATTCCAATAACACGATCTACTGCTTCATCCCAAGATTCATATCGGCTTTCATCTTCTTTATAGCGGGAGTAGCCTTCGTAGAATTTGGTTTCCGACAAAAACTTCCTTGTGTCAACAATTGCTGTTGCCATTCTACTTACCTCTTATAATTGATTTCTTATTTAGTTGTAGTATTATATATCATTCCGGGGTTTTTGTAAACCCCAGTTTGATAATAATTTTAGAAATATTTTTCTAACATTTCAATGCGATCGTTCGCTGCAGCCATCTTATCAAGTTCTTCTTGAATAGCTTCTACAATATCGCTATGTTCGCCGATACCTACACTTTGATTCATATAAACCATAATATTTGTTTTGGCTCTTTCAAGCTCACCTTCAGCATGCATACGTGCTGCTTTTTTAAGTTGTTCTTCCATTTTCTAATTCCTCAATTCGCTTTTCTAATTCGTCTATTTTTTTAGTAACGTATGGATATTTTTTTCTCCATGCGTCAGTTGGTTGTTCAAACCAAGTCCAACCCCATCTTTCGACAAGGTAATCAAGTGTTTGGTCCAATTTGGCATAACACCATAATCCAGCACGTGTATCTTTAAAGTATGCTAGAAATGCTGCACCAAGTAGTGAACCTCCTATAGCTGTATATATCCATAATGTATCCTCAAACATTCTTTCGATCATTTAACCCTCCTTGACAGTATAGTCAACATAGTTAGGCATACCATGATCCTTTACGCCGTCAAGAAGTCCAGATCTCCATCCTCTGAATTTGTCTTTAATTCTCTGCCAAAGAGTCATTTTTCTGATTCTTCCGTAATGGTTAATATATACCAAATTCCCATGATGTTTATAACCCATAAGAGCAAGAGGAACAGTAGTAACAACATCGTTATTGTTTACAAATCTCCAGTGTTTTGTTTTAATTCCTTTAACGAAAGATCTTGTTCCGGCTCTTGGAGAACCGAAAGTATATAGTTCTTCTACCTCACGAAACTCCTCGATTCGAGAGGTACAAATTGTTGCCATTGCAGCTCCTAAAGAATGACCACATACATAAAGTTTTTTATCATTATGTTCACTTGCCATTGGTTCAATATGTGTCCAAAGTTTATCTAATTCCCCGCGGAATCCGGAATGTACCCATCCATCTGTCATGGATTTTCTTGGGAGTGCGTTCAGGTCAGCAAGTACGTCTGATAGTTCGGTTGGTTCCGTTCCTCTAAAACAAATACCTATATTATCTTTATTCCAAACAACGTGACACTGCGCTCCATTGTTTTCAAGAAAGACGTGGCTTGTCCAACCTAATTTTTTATAGTCTTTCTTTGCTTCATTACCATCTTTATAGGCAATATCTGCCATTCTAGCGTACTTATTCGCTCTCTCCAGATTCAGTTCCATCTTCCTTCTTCTCCTCAGGTTTTACTGCTTCTTCATAGTAAACAATAATCTCTGTTTGCTGATTGATATATCTTCTCAAGTCAGCAATATTCAAAGCAAGGTTTTCGTAATCTTTCATACTCAAAACGACAAAAGCAACTTCGCCATACTGTTCTTCATAATCATTAAGAAATTGTTCTAATGTTTCTTTTGTTACTACACGTACACGCGTATCAATTAACTGGAGCGGCTTCGGTCTCGCTACTACTGGTACTGTTGTCTTCTCCACCTTGACTACTGTCTTGATCTCCGGTTCCGGAGTCCCGCTGCAGCCAGTCAGGAAGAGGAGACTCACTGCCAGAGCTGTTGCCAGTGTCTTCCATGAAACCACGCCATAGTTTTGCTGTTGCGCCATTCATCTTTCCTTCTAATACCTGGGCATCCTTTAGCGCCTCGACTACGAGATTCATTCTGCTTAACTTACCTCGTAATTCATCACCATAAGCTTCTGCCTTTTGTAAATCTTGTTGTAACTGATTATTCAGTTTTCCCATCTTTGCAACATCAGCTCTCAGAGTATCAACACTTGCATTTGCTGTTTGTACAGCAACTTCTAACTGTGCGTTGTTTTCTCTTAGCGTGGCAATGCGTTGTTGGGTGTCATTATAATACCAGTAAGCACCGTATCCAAACGATGCTAGTAAACCTGCTATCATTAATGCCATATAAATTTTAATCATTTT